CCGCCGACTGCGTCGCCGCCACCCACTCCGCGCTGCCGTCCGTCGCGGTGTTGGTGTAGTAGCCGGTGATCGTCGCCAGCGTCGCCCCGGTCCCGTTGTAGGTGGACATGTTGTGCAGGGTGAACGTGTCGTCGCCCGTGCAGACGAAGGTGATGCCCTGGCAGTCCTTCATGCTGATCTTCTTGCCGGCCGCGATCGGGACCACGTTGAAAAGGCGGCCCAGGCCCTCCATCGCCATTTATGCGCTCACTTTCTGGCGCACAATGCGCCGGTTCTCTGCCTGCTCAGCGGGTCAGCTGGTGGCCGTGGTGTCGATCTTGACCAGCGGCGAAAGGGTGCTGCTGGAGCCGTTCTCCGGGGTGATCGCGCTCTGCAACCAGAAGCGGCCGTCGAGCCGCTCGATGATCCGGTAGGCGATCATGTCCTGGCCGAACAGGTACTCGTCGCTGGAAGCGACCTGCATGGTCTGGCGGTCGCCGAGCAGGTAGTAGCTCAGGTCGACCAGGGTCAGCGCGCCGGGGACGGTGCCGCCGAGCGCCGGGATCTTCTCCGACACGATCAGCGGGCGCCCCATGAGGGTGTAGTGGATGCCGTCGCCGTTGCCGCCGCCGGGGGTGCCGGTCGCCTGGTAGGACTGCAGGAACAGCGGCGGCGCGACCGAGGTCCCGGTCGGCCCGCCCGCGGCCAGCGCCATCTGCAGCAGCTGCGGGAGCACGTCGGGCGCGCACAGCCAGACCGTGTTGTTGAGCGCGGCGGGCCAGCACCGGGAGAACGCCGTCGCGACCTCGGTGAACGTCAGGGTCCCGGTGCCGGTGGTCGCGTTGACCGGCACCCGCACCGCGCCGGGGGCGTTCAGGATGCCCTGCGGCTCCCCGACCCCGGAACCGGAGATGAACGCGACGTCCTCGAACCAGGAGATCGCGGTCGGGAAGAACCGGTTGAACCACATGTCCAGCGGCGTGACCGTGTCCTGCAAGAGCTCGTTGGGGATCGCCGTGTAGGCGGTCAGCTTCTTGGCCTCCAGGACCACCCGGCCCCAGGTGGGGGCGCTGGCGGCCAGGCTCGCACCTTCCTCTGTCCAGAACGCCTGGACCCCGCCGTAGACCGAGCTGGCGTGGCTGGTGTCGTCGATGCTGGGGAGCGGCACCCGCAGGGAGTCCATCGGGATCACCTGGGCGCGCGGCCGCACCACGGCGGTCTCCAGGGCCACCATGAGGATCTCCGAGCGGAGATTCTCGGGGACCAGGAAGCCGCCCTCGGACGGGATCCGCTCGGCCATGGCGTTGGTGATCGCCTTGTTGAGCTTGTCCTTGAAGTCCTGGATCCGGGTGACCTCGTCAGTGTCGCCGCGCTTCGCCGCGGCCTTCTCCGCCTTGTGCACGCTGTACAGGAACCGGCCGAAGCTCTCGGCGTAGGGCTCGTCGTCGACGGCCGCGCCCATGGCCCGCTCGTTGAACAGCGCCTGGTTCTCCACCTGCGCCGCGGCGGCGTGCATCCCGAGCTTCGACCGGTTCACCGCGCGGAGCTTGCGGCCCTCGCGGCCCTTGACCTCCGGGGCACCGGGGCGGAACCCGCCGGCCCACGGCGCCGGCCGGAAGCCGGACTGCGCCTGGTCCTGGAGGAAGTTCTGCCAGCCGAGCTGCATCTGCTCGTTGAACTGGGCGACCATCTCCTCGTTCTTGGCGGCCCACTTCTGGGCGTAGTCCTTCACCAGGCCCGGGAACGAGCCGTCCTGGAGCGCCGCGCCGAGACGGGGAGTGTCGTTGAGCAGTTCCTCGAACTCCTCGGCAGTCTGCGGGACCGCTGTACCTGTCATGCGAATGCCCCTTTCAGGCCCGCCGCGATTTCCTCCAGGTCGATCCCGGAGAGGTCAATGTGTGCGTGGTCGCTGGCCGTCTTCAGCGAGCCGTCACTGTTCCAGTTGTCCGGGACCTTGCTCGACAGGCCGAGGGCCGCCGCGCGCTTGATGATGTGAGCCCGGATCGTGTCGTGGTCCGCGCCGCCGCGGCCGACCGCGCGGATCGCATTGTCGAGGTCTTCCTCGTCCGCGATCGGGTACGAGCCGTCCGGCATGGCCTCGCCGGACTTGGCCATGCGGTCACGGTCCGCCTGCTTGTACTTGTCCGCGTTGAGCAGCCCGGCCGCCACGAGCTCCTCGCGCAGAATGGCCCGGATCCGCTCGCCGAGCGCGTCGCCCATCGGCTGGCCGGGCACGGACTGAAGCTGCTCGCCGCTGGCCGACCAGTAGTCGTGGTCGGTGTCGCCCGCCGGGGTCAGGTCGCAGTCGCCGTCGTTGTCGGGGTCCCAGCACGCCCCGTCGTGGCCGTGGGCCGCATCGCGGAACACCCAGCCGTCCCCGCGGGCTGCCGCCCCGTCGTGCGAATGCTGGTGAGAGGCGTCGCCGTCGTGAGAGTGCTCGTGGGAGTGGGTGGTGTCGCCGCCCTGGCTGCCGTACGCCGGGTGGGAATGGCTGTGCGTGCCGGTCATCGGCGCGTGGTTGCCGTCGGCGTTCAGCACCGGCAGGGCGTGCAGCCTGGCGGCGATCCGGCCCGGAACCATCTCGAACGCGGCCAGGTCGAAACTGGCCGGAAGCGTCGCGGCCTCGTCGCCGATACGGTCGGCCAGGCCTGCCGCGACCGCCTCCTCGGCGGTGTACCAGGTGTCCTTCTGCATCGTGTCGCGCCACTGCTGCGATGTGCCGCCAGCACGGTCGGCGTAGATCGACGCGAGATTGTCGCTGTGCTTGTCCAGGAACTCGGCCGTCTCCTTCATGTCGGCCGCGTTGCCGACGCACGCCGAGAGCGCGTCGTGGACCATCAGCATCGACCCGGGCTGCATTACCCGCTCGTCGCCCGCCTGGACGATCACCGAGGCGATCGAGGCGGCGAACCCGTCTACGACCGTCCTCTTGGTGCCCTTGTGGCCGCGGATGGTGGCGGCGATGGCCAGGCCGTCCCCGACGTCCCCGCCGTAGGAGTTGATGTGCACGTCCAGCGGGCCCTTGACGGCGGCCAGGCTGGCGGCGAACGCCTTCGCGGTCAGGCCCTCGCTGAACCAGCCGCCCTCGCCGATGTCGTCGTAGACCTCAATCCGGGTCGGGCCGCCGTCCTGGGCCTGAATCTGGCACTTCAGCGGGTAGACCTTCGTCACCTGGCACCTGCCCTGTTGAATGCGGCCAGTTGCACCCGTGCGGGCGAGTCCCACCAGGCCTGAGCGCGCAGGATGGCGTCGAGCGCGTCCTCAGCGTCCTGGCCGGTACCCGTCTTCTGCGGCCCGGCCGGGGCCGACGCGCCGTCGCCGCCAGCGGGAGCGCCAGGCGGCATCCCCGGAACCCAGGTGGGCGGCAAAGCTGGCGCCTGCGTGGCCCGCTCCACCACCGGCATGTCCGGCAGCCCCACGACCTCGCACACCGCCGACGGGTCATACCCCGCCGTGATCAGCGACAGCGCCGCCTGCGTCTTCGCCAGCAGCTCCGCGTTGTCCTGCTCGCGGTTCGCCGGTGTCGGGTACACGTAGTCCCACTCCACCTGCTGCCCCGCCTGCCCGAACAACGGCAGCAATTGGCTATTGAGCACGTCTTTCCATCTGTCGAGCCGCGGCGCGACCTTCCACGACGCGAAAACTTCCTCGCCAGTTTGCGCATTAGCGCGATTTACGTCGTCCGTTACCCCGGTCATTACTTTATGCATTCCAAGGGCTTCACGAATGATGTCTCTGCTGGTAGACCGCAGGTTGCCGAAGTCCATGTCGCGCAGCGTGTGCGCGTTCTGCACCCACGTCTGGCCCGCCTCAAGAACGGCCACCCGGTGCGCCCGCGCAACCCCGCGGTGGCTTTCCCGCCACCTGTTCACCAGCTCGTTGAACTGCGGGTCGGTCAGCTCGTGATCCACCTGGATCACCCCGCCCGGCTCCGCCGAGTTCGTGAAGTAGTTCCGGTTGAACTCCGCCGCGCTCTTGGACGCCTCGATGTCAGTCAGCACCGAGGCGATCGGCCCCACCCCGCCGTACGGGTCAAGCGGGTCCGGGTAGGTGTTGTAGATGACCTCGGTCGGCAGCAGCGGGATCTTCGTCATCCCGTCCGGGCTGGTGTAGATCCACCCGGCCAGGTACCGGTCCGCGTCCGGGACCGGCTGCATCCTGTCCGGCCGCACCGGCCACAGGCCCAGCGGCAGATTGCTGCCCTCGGCGTGGTCGACGACCCAGTGCGACTTGCCGGTCGTCTCCAGCCAGATCCCGCTCAGCTCGAACAGCCGGAACCGGGTGAACACCGGCAGGCGGATCCCCTGCACGATGATCGACGCCGGGTTGTTCAGCACGTTCAGCGCCGCGTGCTGAACCACCTCTTTGCGCTGGTCGGAACCTTCCTCGCCGGTGGAGTACCGGCGACGGGCGTCGGCGGGCTGCGGGCGGAACAGCTTCCACGCCGGGCCCGCCACGCTCGACGCCAGCAGGGAGACGTTGGCGTTGACCGTGCCGTTACTCGAGTAGGCGCGCATCAGCGCCTGCTCGGTGTTCGGGCCGCCCATCAGCCCCGGCAGCCGCACCGGCATCGCCGTCCCGATCGGCACCGGCGGCCCCTGGTTGAGCAGCTTGCCCAGCAGGCTGGCCATCGCTAGCCGTTCAGCTTCAGGTCAACGATCAGCAGCGACACGCCCACCGCGCACCACCCGGCCACCAGGTCCAGATGGAACATGCCGACGTCCACGGCCGCCATCGCGGCGACAGTCAGCACGTGATCCTGAATCAGCGCCGCAACCCGCGACACCTGCCCCTTGCGGCGCGCACGCGCCTGGAACATGGCGACGAGCATTCCCAGCAGGGAACGCGAACGGCGCGCACCCGGCGCGGTCGCGACAGCCACGCAGCCTCCCGGCGGGACCATTGGCCCGCCCGGCACAGCAAAGCCCGCCCGGCGTTTGCCATGCCGGGCGGGCTGACACGCGAATCGTAACCGTTCCGGTGTCACAATCACAACGCAACGACCGTTAGACACGCGAGGTGACAGCCGTGACAGCACCGAAGCGCGAACACGTCATGGAAGAAGTGCCCGGCTCCGGATTCCCGGGCCTGCGCCACTCACTGACCTGCTGGTGCCTGCACACTGACCAGGAAGCCCTTACGCCATGACCGTCCGGGACGCCAGCGAACTGCTCTACCCCGCCGTCCAGGAAACCCTCGGCAGCCTCGGCCTCCTCGGCGAAGACTCCGCGGCCAGAAAACTCGCCCAGCAGTACGCCAAGGTCATCGACTCCCAGCCCGGCCACTGCCGCGGGTGCACCGACACCGAATGCGGGCGGTCACAGACCGGCGCCTGGGCCATGCGCTGGCTCGGGCCGCTCCTGCTCGACGCACTCCGCGAACTCGGCGCCACACCCCCCGCCCGGGCGGCCATGACCAAGGGCAGCAAAGACAAGCCGGGCAAGCCGAAAGCCAAAAGCCAGCTAGAGATCATGCGCGAAAGCCGCGCCCGGAGCCGTGCCTGAGTCAGTCCTTGGAGGCGATGGCGTGCTTGCAGTTGTCCGGGCAGCCCTTCCCGTCGTGCGGAAAGCCCACCTCGTCCAGGTCATCGAAGTCGTAACGCTGCATCAGCGGCAGATAGTGCTTGCCCTTCGCGGTGAGCCATGACCCACCCACGTTGCCGCCATGCTCGGCCACGCCCGCATGGTCAAGCACGTAAAGGACCAGGTAGAAGGCGGCATCCGACCCA